ATTCTTTAATACTTCTACTCAAAAGTTATTAGTTTATAACTCAACTAATAGTGCCTGGGAAGAAGCGCAATCCGTAGGTAACTTTTATATCTCTACTTTTTCTGAAAGTTTTGATGGAAGTAGAACTGCATTTACAGTTTCCAATGCACCTACAAATGCACAACAATTAATAATTTCAATAAATGGAGTCATACAGAAACCTAATTCTGGAACAGGGCAACCAAGCGAAGGGTTTACCCTTTCTGGATCTACTGTTACTTTTAGTTCTGCTGTACCTTCTGGGAGTGACTATTTCGCTGTTGTTCTTGGATCGACAGTAAATATTGGCACTCCAAGTAACAACACAGTAACAACTGCGATCTTACAAAATGGATCAGTTACTACAGCTAAGATTGCAGATGATGCAGTAACCGCAGCTAAGATCTCTAACAACGAAGACTTTACTATCAATAGTGTAACTGTTGGTAAAGGAGCAAACTCTGTTGCTGGTAATACTGTTCTCGGAGTAAATGCTTTAGATGCTGCTGTTACTGGAGGAAAAAATATAGCTATTGGCGAAGACTCATTAACAAATAATACTTCGGGTGAAAGTAATACGGCTACAGGTTACTACTCTTTAAAAGCTAATACTACTGGAGCCCACAATGTAGCGACAGGAAGAGATAGTCTGTTTGCTAATACGTCAGGTGGTAATAATACGGCTTTAGGAAGAAGTGCCTTACAAAGTAATACAACTGCTGATAACAATACGGCAGTTGGTTACAACTCATTATTATTAAA